GGGAATTGTTCAACAACGCCGCCAATTCATCATATACGTCACCGTTAAAATCACGCAACCGACGCATAATCTCTATTTTTTTCAATGAATGATAGTATGATTTCGGCAAAATATAATACACACGGTCATCACACATATGTTCGTAATATGTATTGTCTATGAAACACACCTCGGTGGATGACGGCGGAAATACTGCACACTGAACCAAATCACTGTAGTTCTTATCCTGAGATGTTCGGCGGATATTCACGATTTTGTTGCGGATTTTGAATGCACAAATAGGGTCTTCGAATAGAGGTGTCGCAAAAGCCCCCACTTTCAAATGGAAATATTGGATAATGTATTTAACCCAGTTTCCCTCGCACTGGTTGTTGGTGTATAAGAACAACCGCGAAAACGCACCAGCCAGCTTTTTATTGTAGAGGAATTTCAGAATCGTCAAAATACCGGGACGCAAGAATTCAGGATACAAATCAAGCAATTGATTGAACTCGGTTTGGGTGAGTTCTCTGCCTAACACTTTCACCAAACACTTGTAGATAATGTGAAGATCCACAAAATGCCCGAGGGTTTCGTCTAAATCAAACACTATGATTTTATTTATTTTGTTACGTATTTTTATGTTCGGCTCATTTTTATAATGAATTCCTTTATACGTCTTGATGAACTTTTTTTGGTTCTGCTTTAAGGCATAACCAATCATCTTGTCGTTCTATAAAATAGTTTCACATAATGATACACACCGAAAACCTGAATTATGCAGCATCATCGGACTCTAAATAGTCATTTGCCATCAACACCAAATATTCGCCGTAACTGAGTTTTTGATACAAGAGACAGTCGTCGAAGGATATGCGGATAACCCATGGCGCGCGCCAAATCTTAATAGTGAGCATAATCCCTGTTTCCATAAAATCAATCGCAGACAGAAACCCCCCATTCGCCATCTTGTAGGGTGACGTATATTTCTGTATCCACCGTGTGTATTTACCGAGATGAAGCACGTCCAATTCATCGACATACCGGTATCCACCAAGTGCCTTTATAAACTTGGCCTTGTCGTTATGTGAAATTTGGAATTCGGCATTGTCCTCGTCGAAAGATTTGATGATTTCATCCACGATCGCACGCGACGTCTTTGTTTCTAGATAGGTATTGTTTTTATTTTCGACGGCGTCCAAGTAATCTTTGGCGTTAATAGAGGCGAGAAGCGACCGGTCGGAAAGCACCGACTCATAGATACTCTTTACTTCGTCGGCTGAAAAAGACATTGATTCAAACTATAATATAGTAGGTAAAACGTTTTTATTTACTATATGGAATCTATTTACATAATTGGGTTCATATCGACATTGAACAGGGTTTTTACACTGTTGAAAAAACTCATTGCGAACTCGGTCACACCGACGTTGATTAAAATGAAAATGGCGGCGCCGAAAATGAGAGAGCCATCGTAAGGGGCAATCGTATGCGTCGTCTTTAATGGATTGAATTTTATTATTAATATAACAGCCAAAAATACGTATATAAAATTACTTATTAAGCGGATATATTGAGGCGCGATATACGTTACTCCTAAAAAAATCAAAATATACACAATGTAGAATCCAGTAATCAAAATCATATAAGTCGGCTTTACATGTGTTTCCATTACGTGATCAACTCGGTTGGGTGGTTTAGAAGCCATTCTATAACAGATATAGAGATTTTTCTATAATACATGTAATGACTACTCAACTACCTGTAATTCACAAATACACCTTACATGAAAAATTGGGGAAAGGCTGCTTCTCGTCTGTATTCAGAGGGGTTCATAAAATAACCAATCGTGAAGTGGCTATAAAAATCGAGTCGGACGCGGCGCCTCTTAATATGTTGAAACGCGAATCCAAAATATTATCGTATTTGAACAAAGAAGTCGCAGCAAACAATCGATGGATAACACCAACTCTTTTTTGGTATGGGTATTATGGCGACCACATTTGCATGGCGACTACATTTTATCCGAAAACCCTCACATCACACATTGCCGACTTGTGGTCAACCAACAAACCGAATATCACGATTGAAATTGCTGCACTGTCTTATCAAATAATAGAGATTTTTCAATATGTTCATGGGGCATTTATCGTCCATTGTGATATCAAACCAGACAATTTCATGATAAATGATGTGGGCAAAGTGGTTCTAATCGACTTTGGACTCGCAAGCCTCTATGTGGAAAGCGGGAACACGACAAAACATCGACGCGACGAACCGAAAGAACACCTTATTGGTTCCCCTAAATATGCGAGCTATTTTCTACATGACGGACACACACCGGCGCGCAGAGATGATATGATTTCGGTAGGATATATGTTGATGACGCTTTTCAAAATAGAACAGCCGACACAGTTAGTCGAAGAAGACCATCTGGTTGGTTCAGAAAATCTGGTTGGTGCAGAAAATCTGGTTGGTTCAGAAAATCTGGTCCCATTATATCATATAATGCACCCGCATAACATAATACGAAAACGTTTGAAATCGCCAGACCATTTATTCAAATATTTGCAAACAATACATGCTTCCAAAAATTATGTGAAACCATACTTGGAGAATGTGTATAAAATTGGATTTGCAGAAACGCCGGACTACTATACTCTGAAAGGACTGTTCTCAAGACTTTACTGAATTTTTGTAGGGTTTAAAATGGCTTGAATCTGTGGATTATTTTTAAGTAATTCTTTAAGCGCGGCGGCATCAATGGTTTGTTCGGTAAACTTGTCGTTTAACACGATACCGTTAATCGTTTGCTTTTCGGCGGTTTCAGTTGGTTTTTTACTCTGGGCGTTGATGTGCGCAATAATTGCATTCAAGTCCGTCGCGCCTGTAGTAGGTGCTCCGCTACCACTTTGTGCACCACCAGGTACTGTGTTTGTAGGTGCTTCGCCGTCCAAACCTTCTAAAACCGGCAAATATGCCGACAGCGCCAACGACAACACTAAAATCGTCAAAAGCATAAAAATAGAGACAATTCTGTTGTTTGAAAATCCGAAGAAAAACATCGTATATAATGTAAAAGTATAATAAACGCAGGTATTCACGCACACAAAATACTATCGAAAATCAATATAAAGAAACCGCCCAGTATATAGTATAAAATCATGTCTTCTACACGCACAATGGGTTCAGTCAAGTGGTTCAACAACAAGGCCGGATATGGGTTTATTACCTGTATCGAGGGCGACAACAAGGACAAGGACATTTTTGTCCATCACAGCGCAGTCGTCGTGGGAAGCGACCAGTTCCGCTTCCTGGTTCAAGGCGAGTTCGTCCATTTCGATTTGGTAAAGGTCGAGGGGGATGATAAGCGCGAGTTTCACGCAAAGAACGTCACCGGCATCAATGGAGGCAAGCTAATGTGCGAGAACCAGCGCCCCAGAAAAGTGGGAGGCGACAGAAAAAAGACAGACGCGTAAACGTGTTACCATAGAATATTATATTTTACAAATGACTAATATATAATATTTATTTTTTCGTGGATTTGGATTTGCGAGTTTTTCCACCAGGAGTTACGCTCAGCTTCCAATATTCAATATGGTTATGTTTGAAGGCTTTATAATTTTGGTTGATAGCTTTATATTTGATTTCCATTTCTGTATCGATTCCTTTAACTTTTTTATTAAATTGTTTTAGTGTTTTCGAGTGTTCTTGTATTACATCTTTTGATACAATATCGTGTCGTTGTATTTGTGCATCAACCTCTTCTAGTTTTTTGAGTTCGTTATCCAATTCTAAGTTTTTTTTTAAATCTTCTTGAAGTTTGGATTTTTTATCACTTTTTGAATCTTTTGTAACATGGTTTTCGTCTGAATCTTTTGCAACAGGTTTTACATTCGACAGAGAGGATGACGATTCTGACTTATAATTAGTAGCTTCTTTCCAATTTGTAAATGGTTTGCTTTCAGGAGCATTTTCTTCTATATGTGTACCCGGAATTTTAGGTTTAACCTCGCGCATTGCTCTATGAAAAGAAAGATACTGATTATCTCCGTGTTTTTCACCTTTTGATACAAATCCTGTTTTTCGTTGTTTTGTATATGTTCGTGTTCTCGGTGAACTTGATCTTGGCGAACTACTCATTCTATTTATAAAATAGAATAATATTTTATTCACAACTTGTAAAATATTATTTATTGTCGTCTTCTGCCTCGACTTTTTCGGAACTGTTTTTTGTTAAACTTACGGGTCTTGTTCATAAACTTATGATTCATTGTATTGTTGTTCGGTTTCCTGTACAGTCCCTTAGCAATTTTTAAAATCTCGCCTAAAGGCTTGCCCTTATTATCAGAAGAAGTCTTTTTCACCAAATCCATCCACGCGTTTCCCATAGTATATTCTATACGCACATAAAATTGAACGGAACTAATTGAAACTATTTAAATATACAACATCAATATATACACACATTCAAAATGGTAAAAAACGTAGGAGGCGGCGGCAACGCAAAGAGACAAGGGCGCAAGTTCGTCAACAACAAAAAACACATCGATCTTCGTAAATCGGAAAGTCCACTCGAAGAGTATGCGTGTGTGCTTAAAAATCACGGCAACGGTCTCGGCATCATTACACACACTGGACAAGAATTATTCTGTCATATGCGCGGTAAATTCACGGGCAAAAATCGGCGACAAAATGATATCACGGTGGGATCATGGATTCTAGTCGGGATGCGTGACTGGGAAAAGGAAGCAAAGAACTGCGATTTATTGGCGGTATATGACCGCGACGAAAAGAGTGAGCTGCGAAGTTTGCCCGGAATCAATTTGAAAATATTGATCAAGAACACGGAAAAGAATTTGGACGATGATGAGGACGACGATTATTTGGACGATGTGCCCGGGTTCGAGTTCAAGGCGGTATCTGTGCTCGGCGAAGAATACAAGAAGATATTGGAACAAGGAAATACGGAGGCAGCGATCGGCGTATCGGCGGCGACATCGGCCACAGTCGAGGATGAAAGCTGGATTGATATTGAAGATTTATAAATGCAAGGGTATAAAGAGTTAATTTGTTTTTTATTCATATCAAAAATATGAATAAAATGATGGTTATAATAATGATAACGTTATGGTATATTGTCGCGGCACAATATAAAAACCCGCTATATTGCACCAAGTATGTAAATGGTGTAATATTAAAATCACTTAAGAAGCTGCGCGACCACAATAACACAGTGGTTCTTTCACGCGACATTCAAATTGTCTCGAATAAGACGGGGTTTTCCGAAGAATTTGTGAAAAAATGCCTTGGAATTACTTCTTGATGAAATGGCGGTTGATGAATTTCTGGATAGTGAAGTGAGTGAGCTTCTTATCCTTGGCTTCATCGCCGAGGATCTTCCACAACTTCTCATCGGGCACAATCATCTGCTTATTATCCGCCTTCTCCAAACTCATCTTCTTAATGTAGTCATTGATGAATTGAGTGATCTCAATGCGCGAAATCTTGGTGCCGTTCTCGCGTCCCATGAACTCGCACATCTCCTCGCTGACATCGGCGGGCAATGCAAATCCGCAAGGCTTTCTCTCTTTCTTAGGCTTGTTCAAGATCTTCTGCTCCTTCTTGGTCTGCGACTCGATGGTATGGGTGAGTCGTCTTGCATTCTTTTCAAGCGCAGCCAACGACGCCTTCAACACGGCAATGGTCTGGTTTATCTCAGTTACGGATGATGCGATTTTGTCGGCATTTGATAATCGGGTAGTCTTTTCTTTGGGTGTCTGTTCCATTTTATATCTATATATAGGGGGAGCTGTTTATATCCTTTTTGTATAATATATATTTAATCTACATAATGTAGACTGCAATTTTGTCGGATGCATCCAATCCACAGCACGAATAGCTGTAGTTTTATGATGAAAAGCAGAATGGCGATACGATTAATACACACCCATATGTAAATGTCGATGGGTCGGATAATTCGTGTTTGGGCCATTTTAGTTAAACATATGGGGCAGCAATGTTTATTTTGGATCCATTGTAAAATGCATTTATCGTGAACACGAATGTCGCACTTGCATGTGACTGCATAATTGATATTTGTTATTGTGTATTTACGCGATTGAGTGAAATAAAGTGGATTTGCGGGGGTGGAGTCTTCTAAACAAATTAAACATGTTTTTTCGTCCATTTATCATATATGGATACATTGTCTATAAAAAATCTAACCCTATAATAAATGAAATGCGGTAAACCGAGAGTGATTGTATTGGATAGGGAGGGAAACATGTGGGAGAGCGATGAGAAATTAAAAGATGTGATGAAGCGAGAGAAATGGAAATATGGGGGAGAAGTTTTAGAGGGTGATATAGTGATAATAATGGGAAACTCAGGAAGGATGTTGAGAGAGGGAGTGGATGAGGAGATAGAGGGTATGAAGGGTGAAGTGAAGATG